AAATTTACCAATACTAGCTAGAAATATTCAAGCTTTGTGCGATAATCATGCAGATGAAAAGGGTATTATACATACACACTCATTAGAGATATGCAATTATCTTAAAAATAAATTAGTAGGTGAAAGATTTTTGTTTAGAGAACAAACAGCAACAAATGAAAAAATACTTAGTGAACATTTTAGAACATCTAAACCTACTGTATTGGTATCACCTTCACTAACTTTTGGTACCGATTTAAACGGTGAAAAAGGCAGATTTCAAATTATAGTAAAAACACCATACCCTCCTTTATCAAACAAACGAATTAAGAAAATGTTTGATTCAGATAAGCAATGGTATAGTAATAAAGCTTTGTGTGCATTAGTACAGACATCAGGTAGGTGTACAAGGTCAAAAGTTGATTATGCTGTTACGTATGTTCTTGATGGTAAAGCAAGATCTCTAATATCACAAAACAAATCAAAGCTACCCAAACATTTTATTGAACGTTTAGTCTGAATAAATAATAGTAATGCGCTGGAAATCAAATTATTTCGAAATTCAGGATTTAATTATTCAATTTGCGAATGCTTTTGATTCTATAGTTATAGGCAGATATAATAAAAATAGAGTTCAAAAAGACAGAATATTTGTAAGGTATCTTTACGCACCAAAGCAACGTGTTTTATATGATATTGTAAACAAAGCAAAAACAATTACGTTACCTGTTGTAGCTATTAGCATTAATAGCATGACCAGAGACAATGATAGGGTTTTCAATAAACTTCCTGCAGTTGGACAGACAGGATCTGGAAACGCGTTATATTATCAAGACCAATTTTCTCATGAAAAGTATAACATGCCAACACCGGTAAACATATCTGTAAACTTTTCTATCATAACACGTTACCAAATGGACATGGATCAAATTCTTAGCAATTTTATTCCTTATACAAACCCTTATATTATTATAAGTTGGCCTGTTCCAAAAGATTTGGTCAATTTAATTGGACCTCAGGAAATAAGAAGTGAGGTTTTATGGGATGGTAATATTAATTTACAATACCCTCTAGAATTAAGAGCTGGGGATAAAGCACGAGTTACAGCAGATACTTCATTCACTATTAAAGGGTGGATATTTCCTGCATCAGAAAAAGCTATTGATAATATCTATAAAGTTACCACGAACTGGTTCCCGGTCAGCGGGACGAGAGGTACGGGCACGAAGCTTACAAGCGACAATTACCCATCACTAAGTGCAGAGTTATCTGGAACACCTGGTAGTGATGTAATTACCGTTTCAGCGTTCCCAGATGAGATAGAAGTTTTTAGGAGCCAGCAAGTGCAATGATGAAAAAACGCGTACCATTAATGGCAAATGCAACCAGTTTATCTGGAGAAAGTAGACTTATATACAGTGAAGAACCTACTTCGTTTACTTTTCTTTCCCCTTGGTTGAAGAGCGCAGAAGGTACGGACGGGTTACAAAAATATTATCAGGTATTTTTAAGCGCTGCTGATACTGATAATTTTTGGAGCGGTACTAGTACCCTTTCTTCTACCCCTTTAAGCAGTGTTGATTATTTTGGTCAAAATAACTCTCTTTCAGCAAGATTTCCTGCATTTAGTGGGTATAATGTTGAAGATTTTGGAGGGCAAGTAGAAAGAAACGATGCTACACAACAAATAAAGGTTAACATTTCTGCTCTATCAGCGGCAGCAACCGGTCACTTTCAATTTATAATAACTGCTCCGGGTGGGTTAGTAATTTTTCCTGCTATTCAATACGGTCCAAATGCAAAACCGGATGCACCTGCTTATTATATCCAAAGCAATTCAGTACCTATTACGCCTACACCTACACAAACATATACAGCAACCTTGACCCAGACCCAGACTATAACACCAACATGTACAAGAAATCTTACAGTCACACGAACACCAACGGAATCACGAACACCTACTCAAACACAAACTGTTACACAAACAGCTAGTGTTGGTACAACGAAAACACCAACTCAAACACCAACACAAACAAGAACAACTACACAATCATCAACACAAACAAGAACACCAACTTGGACAAGAACACCAAGTCAAACAAGATCACAAACACCAACTAGAACCGTGTCACCATCACAAACCCGCACCGTTACAAGAACAACCACACAAACCAGAACATCCACACAGACACCTACGCCTACACCAACACCAACACGCACTAAAACACAGACACCAACACAAACTCGGACACAAACTCAGACTCGAACACAACAAGGTTCACCAACCCGTACACCTTCTAGAACACTTACTCAATCACCAACTATTACTAAATCTAACACTGCTACCCCGCTCGCTACCGTTACTCAAACCCAAACTCCTACTCCGACACAGACACCAACTAGAACCCAGACACCGACACAGACAATTACAAGAACACGCACCCAAACGCCGACTAGGACCCAGACTAGTACAAATACACAAACACAAACACAGACGCAAACAAAAACACCAACTTGGACAAGAACTAGGACCCAGACACCTACTCAAACCAGAACTCAGACACCTACTCAAACAAATACTTGGACACAAACAATTACACAAACAAAAACTATAACACAATCACCAACACAAACACCTACACCAACCGGTTGATCTAAATGCATAATCATTGACCATTAGTTGTAGCGAATAAATAATAGTGTGGCAGATATACCTACCTTCAGAGATTTAATTAGAACCACTAATCCTGGCCCTAGACTCGGCTCTGAATGGGCAAAAGTTAACGTTGTCGGTAGTTCTATACCGGCTTCCCCAACACCCACACCAACATTTACACCTACTACTACTTTAACTAAAAGTGAAACACCGAGTATAACACAAACTAAAACCATAACCTATACCCCATCACCGACTTATACAAGAACTCAAACACCGACGAGAACAACGAGTCCTGATGTAACAGCAACAAAAACATTAACAGTTACTCAGTCACAAACCCAAACACCTACCCAATCGGCAACACCTACCCAGACTAGAACACAAACACCAACGCAGACTAGAACAGCTACTCAAACACAAACTATAACGCTTTCTATTACAGATTCACCGGGAGCGACCCCGACACAAACAGCGACAAGCACCCAAACACCAACACCAACTAGAACGTCGTCTCAAACACCAACTAGAACCGTATCACCAACAATTACAACATCTATTACAGATAATGCAACACCTACACCAACAAGCACAAAAACACAAACACCGACACAATCAAGAACCAAAACACAAACACCTACTAGATCTAAACCTAATGTATCACCTACCCCGACATATACAAAGACAAGAACAAAAACACAAACAAGAACGGTGACTAAATCTATAACGGTGTCGATATCAGAATCAGGATAATTAAATGGCTAAAGACGAATTAATTCAAGAGGGTAAAGGCAATCAAGGAACGTTTGGACGTTCTTTAATGAAATATGTTCAAAGTAGGTTACCTTACCAGTCCTACGAGACATTAGATACCCTAGCCGACGTAAACCCAAAATATAGACTTTTTCAAAATCAAGGTAGTAAAAGAGAAGATGCATTACAAAGACAATCTATTTCGTCATCAACCATTATTAACAATAATGCTGTTGGTGATATTGCAATGGATAAAGGGTTTCAAGACTTCATGTATGCTAACATCCAGCAGGATAAAGCAGCAAGAATAAGAGACTATAGAGTAATGGCAGCATTTGCAGAAGTTGGGGATGCTCTAGATGAAATTTGCGATGAAATAATAAACACCGATAACGAAGGAAGAATAGTTACGTTATCTTTTAGAGATAGAGAATTTAAACCACACGAACAAAAACAAATACAAGGAGAATTTCAAAAGTTTGTTCAATATTTTGATTTAGAACATAATGGTTGGGAATATTTTAGACAGCTTTTAGTTGAAGGTGAAGTTTATTGGGAGCATATTATACATAAAGAACATCCTCAAGAAGGTATTTTAGGTACTGTTCAAATTCCTACTGAGTTAATAGATCCTATTTTTGGTAATATTCAAAACTCTATTGTACAAGGTTATCTTTTAAGAAAGCCAATCTTTAATGAATCTAATCCTACAAAGGTAGAAGATATGCAGCTTGTTCCAATGGACAAGAATCAGATTACTTATATTAACTCTGGTATTTGGAATGATAATAAAACAATTAGATTACCTTTCTTAGAAAATGCAAGAAGATCTTATCGTCAGTTATCTTTAATTGAAGATGCAATTGTAATTTATAGACTAGTTAGAGCTCCTGAGAAGCTTGTGTTTAATGTTGATGTAGGAAATATGTCACCTCCTAAAGCAGAAGCTTATCTTAGAAATTTACAACAAAAATATTGGAGCAGGCACACATATGATACTGATGAAAACGGTACGGTGCAGAAATTTTCACCTCAATCAATGCTTGATTCATTCTGGTTTGCAAAAAGAACAGGTAGTGAAGGTACAGATGTTAGAACTTTAGCAGGTGGTCAAAACTTGGGCGAGTTAGAAGACTTAATGTATTTCTTGAAAAAATTATACAAGTCATTAAAGGTGCCTGTAACAAGATTGGACCCAGAAAGATCATTTCAAGACGGTACAGAAATTTTAAGAGAAGAATTAAAGTTTGCTCGTTTCATTATAAGAATGCAACAACATTTTGCTGCAGGATTAAAGAACGGGTTTATTACTCATCTCAAACTTAAGAAGATATGGGAAAAATATAATCTCAAAGAGTTGCAATTGAATTTAGAATTCAATGTTCCTACTAACTTCTTTGAAATGAGAGAGCAGCAAAAATTAGATCTTAGAGTTAACAACTACAACCAGTTAGGTGGTACAGAGTTTATTTCTAATACATTTGCTCAAAAGAGATACTTAGATTGGTCTGATATTGAAGTTAAAGCAAATAGAGAATTTTTAAGAAAAGATAAAGAACTTGCATGGGAGCTAATGCAAATTGAGCAAGCTGGTCCTAATTGGAGAGATCAAATGGTTCAAGCCGAAGCCGGTGCAGCCGGTGGTGAAG